GTACTATTCGTCACATTGATCATTTGAGCACGTCGAGTTTCATAAATCTCTCGACCGTGCATAAACCATTCACGTAGAGCCCCATCTACGTTGGACATCGCTTGCTGTGTTGTAGTTACAGCTGAAGATTGTAGCACACAATGTAGACTTTTAAAAATCGAGTCTTCATCTAGTGCTCCAACACTCAAATTCAATTCAGGAATTACTTTGTTCTTGCGCTTTAAAAAGTCTGCGTCAAGATCATGCATATATTCCGTGGCTTCAGATTCTTTATCAGGCATCGTGAAAACCATATCTAGTGATTTGAGATATTCAGCATAAGCAATGTGGTTAATCCTTGGGAATGCTGGATTCACAGAACTTTTAAGATCATCTCCATAAGTCATGGCAGCAACTGCATTTCGAAATTTTCCACCTTTTGGATAGGTGTGATAGAAAAAACATCGAAACAGCAGCGAATTGACTGCGCTATTGAGATAAACTGTCAAGTTCTGTCCGGAAGGATTTGAACCGAATAATTGCAACAAATCACCATTGTAAGACATTAGTGGATATGTTATATCAGTGGCAACACCTTCCATAATAGAAAGATCATCAGCACTGTAGCCGCAATGGCGTGCAATATCGATAAAAACCCTGAATCCGGCAAACATCATTTGAGCAGGCATACGTAAATCGTATTTATCGAAGTCTCCTGCAAGGATGCGATCGTCTCCGAATTTCTTCACATAATCAGTGAAGGCCTGCCATTCAGGGCCGTGTGCATTAATTCCCACAGCACACTCCGAAACAAGAGGAAATACTGAAATTGCTCTCATGACGGGAAGAAAATATTTACGCACAAGCAATTGAAATGCTATTGGTGCGCTCTGGAATACCCTCACCTTATCTTTCTTAATAGGAGTGGGTTCATCCTTCAAACAAGCCTTGAAAAATGGATAAGCTCTCTCTCCTTTCAGATAGAGAGCTTCCATAGCTTCAGCTTCCTCATGAAACATTTCATCAAGAGCTGCAGGGCATTGGTGGGAAGGGTATTCCTCGGGGTCCAGAAGCGTCAAATGATTGCGCTTTGGACCAGTCAGGGGGAAACCGACAGACGTGTTAGGTGGCATTTTATCCACAAAACGGCGACCATCAATACCGCAAACGGTCTCCATTTTCGTTAGTGGACGAATGGAGGATTTCATTTTTGGAATTGAATTGATCTGCTCAAGTATGGCAGATCGGTAGTCTATAACCGCTTGTTTTAGAACATCTCCAGGCACACCACAAGATGGCCGGGCAGAATATTCTAGTGAAGCTTGCCAGGGGTACCCAACACGAAATTTAGGTTTTCCCCATTTGTTTGGGACTCCACAAAACTCTTCCACTGCTTTGCTAATTGGTGTTTTAACAACTGTAGAATAGTATGTAGAGCGGCCAATCACTTGTCCATAATACTTCAAGTTTGCGCCTGGAGTAAGAAAGTTGATTGGACTTCGGGGGTGTATGTTGTTATCTTGAAA